TGCAAATTATGGCTATTATTTGCAAACACACATTGCAGAACTAACACAGAACTAATGGGAAGATCAATAAACGATCCTAATATTGTAAAAGTATGTGCTGGTGAATCTACTAGCACAATGCTTGTATCATATGCATCTAACACTAACAAAAATATCTTTTTTAGAATAGGATTTACTGGTGAGCTTACAAGTGAAATTCTTACCAATGTAACATCCTATCAAATGTGGGTGAATGATACGTTGGTTACACCCTTAACCTTCCCCTTTACTGTTAATCAAAACGATAGAGTATTCGTATCAATTACTAGGACTGTAGCTGGAGCTGCTAGTGTAAAGTTTAATGTAAAAGGAATCAGTGATCCTGTAACCTTTACTCAAAACTCTAAATTAGCGTACCCACGTTACATGCTCCATAAAGAGAATGTAATCGCACTTAATGATTATCTGCTTAATACAGATCAGTCAATTAAGGGTCAAGGTAGTACCACATCTTTCCAAACTAACTGCGTATGGGGTGATCCTATTAAAGGAAGATGCGAAATGGTTTATGAACCCTCGCACTGGAACTTTACAGGTCAATTAGCTTTCGGGTTAAACGATTTAAGTCTTCCGTTTAATACTGTTAATCGCTATCCTAGAATGCGTTATTGTATTTACTTAAATACTAGTAACGTGCAGATATATGAGTTTGGGGTACTTAAAGCTACAATTGCACTTACTACCAATCAGTTATTTTATTACAGAATTAGTAGCCCAAGTGCTGGTGGTGGTAGTATTGTTTATGAGTATTCTACTGGATTATCGTATTCAACATTGTATACTTCTACATTGTTGTATGATGGAACTACCGATCTTTATCCTGACTTTGCTGTAACAGCAGGACACTATTTAGAACATCATCCACCCAAAACTACATCCTAATGGCACTGGTTCAAATTTTAGATGCTGACATGCTCGGGGAAATTGTTACCTATTTACCCGAAGATTCATACGAGTTCTTTCCTTGCTACATCCATAACGGGTACACCTATGTGTATATCACAGACGGGTACATAAACAAACTAATTGTAAATTACACCGAGGTTCCGCTCCCTGATCCAAATCTTGATAGTTATCAGAGAGTAGTGGACCCGGTAATATTAACTTCTCATAGTTTACCAGAGGGGCAACCCTGAACATGTTATGGCTGACATTACTCAAGATACAAAACTTAAATTAGCTCTTCCACAAGTTGTTAATATAGTTATTCTCATAATTGGCATTATTATGAGCTATATGACGACTAAACTAACTACTCAATACGATATTGATAATCTTAAAGAAAGAGTGAATAAAATAGAAAGTGTTAAGCCTGAACTTCTTCAGTTTCAACTCAATTCGGTAAATGAGAAAATAGAGGAACTAAAGAAAAATCAGGGAACACAAAATGAGCTCATTCAAAAGATTTACGATACTCTTATTAAGTAGTATCACTTTTTCGGCGTGTACAAGCTATCCTAACGGAGAAGATGTACCCCTTGAGTACAATACTGTAGTAATACTAGATACTATAGTTCACGCAGATAGTTCAAATTACCACATCAATTTGGTTAAGAACTTCGATAGCGTTGTCCATACTTTTCAAGAGTCTGAAAAGAAGATTCATAAGTTAGATAGCGTTGTTCAATTAAGGTGTAAACGTAAAAAACTTACTTACAAATGATTACATGGATTAAAGGATTCTTTGAAGCTGATAAGCCTCAGAGCTCCAAAAGACTAATGGGTATTGTATCCGGATTTGCTTTAATCTTGGTATGCATGCTCGACCTATTTAATGCTATTATAGTTCACGAATGGGTAGGTTATGTACTCGCAGGTTACAGTGCAGCAGCTCTCGGGTTCTCATCTATTCCTGTCCCTACTTCTAAAAAGAAAACCGTAGAGAAAGAGTAATACTTGTAAAGTATTACAATTTTTCTTATTATATATATAGCATATACTTTTTGGTTTTTCTTCACTTTTCTTGTTGCTTTGTAGTTTCGTAGAATCCCCCGCCTAAAAAACGGGGGATTTTCTATTTGTAATATTTAAACTTTAATTGTTATGTTTGTAAAACATTAAATCTTATTTATTATGACACAAGAAAACCAACAAGAAGTAAGTCCAGAAGTTTTAGAGAATGCCAGAAAGAAAATGGTTGATTTCTACAAGCGAGAACTACCACTTATGCGTCTTCGTGCAGAGTATGAAGAACTAGCTACAAAGATCGATAAAGCTCGTTTTGACAGAATGGTAACGCAGATTCAAACTGCACAACTGCTTGATTCTCAGAACCAATTTGAACAAGATCAGTATGAACAAGAAGAAGAGGAACAAGTAGAACCTGAAGTTCCACAAGAAGAGGAAGAAGAGTTTAAAAAGCCTAGAAAACTCCGCTCACTTAAGAAGGAAACAGTTTAATAAAACTGTAAACATTTAAAATTGTCAGTCACGTATACCAACATGGCTAAAGTAAATCTTGTAACTAAAAATGTGAAATTGGAACTTGACGCTATCGTCAGGTTCCAATTAATTGTCTTTTCTTATTTACGGAACATCAACTTAAGTGAGCTAGACCTAGACTGTTTAACCTATTTGGGTTTAGCAGGTGAGATGGAACTTACAGATTTCTGTACTCAGATGGCAGAAATAAGAAGAGAGAAAAAGCTTGATGAGCTTAGGAGTAGTGGAAATAAAACCAAGAATCCTGATGCTTCCCCACAAAGTATAAGAAACGTATTACTCAAAGCTGAGAGAGCAAATCTTATTTCTAAGAATGGAAAAGGTAGAAAGAAGATTTCTCTAAACCCTGAGATGCAAATCCAAACTGCAGGTAATATTGTTCTTAACTATAAAGTGTTTAGTCTTGAATCCTAAGAAGCTTAAACCACTGATTAAGAAGTTCTGTGATGCTAATGGCGTAGACCAGAAAACCGCAGAAATTATCATTGATGCTTATTGGAAACGAGTTAAAAAAGCTCTGACTGAACCTGAACACATAAGCATCTATGTCCATGGATTTGGTACTTTTTATATAAAACCTAATCGTCTTGAGAAGAGAATTAAAATGTCTCAAGATATAATAAACAAATACCAAGAGATCATTGACTCAGGTCATAGAATTACAATGCAGAAGTATGCAATCATGCAGGACAAGAAAAAAGCTTTAGAAAAACTTGAGAAAATGATACCTCTGCTTCAAGAAAAAGCTACATACAAAAGTGAAATAAAAAACCAAAGAGATGAATATAAGAGAGATTTGGAAGAACAAAACCAAGATTCTAGAGGGGATAAAGAACTCTCTGATCAAGAGTGAACACATTGAACAGATTGCTTCTGAAAGAATGAAGCTCTGTGAAGCATGTGATCTCATCGATAGAAAAGGATCAGAGTGTGCTTTACCTGGTACTCAACCATGCTGTGGTGAATGCGGGTGTAAACTTTCCTATAAAGTAAGATCTCTCTCCTCTGAATGTCCTCATCCTAAAGGATCACGCTGGAATGCCATTTTAAGTGAAGAAGACGAAGACAAATTCTACGATCAAATAAACTACAATCCAGATATAGACTAATATGGCGGTACTATTCAAATCAGAAAATCATAAATACGAGAGTCAGGATCCTAACGATAATATCCAATGGTTAGGAGTTACATCAATGATCAAACAGTTTAAAGAACCATTTGATCCTATTGCTGTATCTAAAAAAGCTTCTGTTAATCCTAATAGTAAATGGTATGGTTTAGACCCAGCTGTTATTAGAGAACATTGGGAAAAAGAAACCGATAGAGCTATTCTTAATGGTAGTTATTTCCATGACCAAAGAGAATCGGATACTGTTAGTCTTCAGACACTTAGACGACAGGGCTTAGATATACCGATCATCCCTCCTATTTATAACGGTAATATTAAGCTTGCACCAGAACAGAGACTAGTTGACGGTATCTATCCAGAACACTTTGTTTACTTGAAATCTGCAGGTATTTGTGGTCAAGCTGATAGGGTTGAGGTTGTAAATGGTGTAGTAGACATTGTAGACTTTAAGACTAATAAAGAGATTAAGACCAAGAGCTTTACTAATTGGGAAGGTGTTAGTACCAAAATGCTAGGTCCTTGTTCTCACTTAGATGACTGTAATTTCAATCATTATGCTTTACAATTGAGTACTTACATGTACATTATTCTAAAGCATAACCCTAGATACAAACCTGGAACAATGACTTTACACCACATCATTTTTGAAAAAGAAGGTGAAGATTCATTTAAATTCCCTATCTATAAGAAAAATGAAAAAGGAGAAGCTATTGTAAAAGAAGTAGTTCCCTATACTGTCCCTTACTTAAAAGACGAAGTAATAGCGATGTTCAATTGGATAAGAGACAATAAAGATCAAGTAAAATGACTATTAGAATCTTTGATATACAGAATGGAAAAGTAATAGTTAATATTAACTGTTTGCTTGTCCCTGAGCTTAAAGCTGTACACGACGAGTACGAAGACCCGATCCCCGCCCTGTCATTTCTTCACTATTACTTTGATCATACAGGTCCTTACGCTAATCTTCCGGAAAACATTAAAGAGGAAACTCTTTTAAATGATTTTGTAGGAGATTATACTCTAGAAGATGAAGTTATGCAAGCTGCTTTAAAGAAGTTAGAGCTACTATTCATGACTCCTACGTATCGTTATTATCTTGATAATAAGATTCTTTTAGAGAAACTAGGTACGTTTGCACGTAATACTCCTATTACTACTGGTAGAGATGGTAACTTAGCAGCGTTAGCTATGCAGGTTAAATCAGTAGGAAAGACCATTCAGGAATTTAAACAACTAGAAAAAATAGTTCTACAAGAGCTTAATGAAAGCTCTAATAGAATTAGAGGTGATAAGAAACTAGCATATGACCAGGAATGATGATTTTTATAAGAAGATCCCTACGTGGGAAAATGACGAATGGTCTTACACTGAGTTTTATAACTACGATGAGTTTCGGGAATTTGTAAAATCTCTTTTTAAAGAACCCGGTAAATATGAATTTGACGATGTAGCATTTGAATTCAATTTACAAGCTAGAAAATACAACGATAGAAAATACTACTGTCCTTTTCCTGAAGGTACAGCAGACTTTAAAAAGTATTGGAACGGAGAAAAAGAGAAATGTAAAGAAGGAGTAATTTATAAAAGCGGTAAGAAGATATGGTATCTCCCTAGGGAATACTACATGTGGATCAACTTCTTACCAATCAATGATAAGAAAAAAAGGAAGTTCGGTTTCCCTGATGTATGGGATTCTCAATATCATATGGCTCTATATGAGCTATTAGCTGAGTTACATTACCAGCATTGTGCAGTCCTAAAGAAACGTCAGTTTGGATCTAGCTATTATCACTGTGCTAAGCTCATAAATCAAATATGGTTTGAGGAAACTCCTATTCTTAAAATAGGCGCATCACTCAAAGACTACATAAATGAAAAGGGATCTTGGAAGTTCTTAAACGAGTATAAATCTTTCCTAGATAGTGAGACGGCGTGGTATCGTCCTATGAACCCTGGAAAGGTTCTCATGTGGCAGCAGCAGATTGGAGATACAGACTCTAACGGTCGTGAAACTCTGAAAGGTCTTAAAGGAACTATTCAGGGTGTATCCTTTGATAAAGATCCTACAACAGGTGTAGGTGGTGGGGTAAGGTACTTCTTCTACGAAGAAGCGGGGATTGCACCTACAATGGATCAGACAGTGGAATACATGTTTCCTGCGTTACAGTTAGGTGACATTACTACTGGTGTATTTATTGCAGCTGGTTCCGTGGGTGACCTTGATCAATGTGAACCTTTAAAAAAGATGATGCTATTTCCTATTAGACATAGCATATATCCTGTCGAGACTAATCTAATTGATAATAAAGGGACTATAGGTCTATCAGGATTATTCATTCCTGAACAGTGGTCAATGCCTCCATACATTGATCAATATGGTAACTCACTAGTAGAAGAAGCACTAGAAGCTCTTAACTCTAAGTTTGAGAAGTGGAAGAAGGATCTTGATCCTCAGACCTATCAGCTTAGGGTATCACAGCATCCGCGTACTATTGAGGAAGCTTTCGCGTTTAGAAACGTATCCCTTTTCCCTACTCATTTACTCTCAGCTCAAAAAGCTAGAATAGATGATAAAGACTATCCATATGAGTTTGTAAATCTTGCATGGAACGAAAAGGGTGAAGTAGTTCATACTACCAGTAATAAATTACCGATTTTAGAGTTTCCTATTTCAAAGAGTACAGAAGATAAAACAGGCTCTATCGTAGTATGGGAAAGACCTGATAAGAATGCAGAGTGGGGGACATACTATGCATCTATTGACCCGGTGTCAGAAGGAAAAACTACAACTTCTGATTCTCTATGTTCTATCTATGTCTACAAGAATCCTGTAGAAATAACTCGTGTAGGAGCTGATAAAGTAGAATCATTCATGGAGCGAGACAAGATTGTAGCTGCATGGTGTGGTCGTTTTGATGATATCAATAAAACACATGAGCGTCTCGAGCTCATAATTGAGTGGTACAGCGCGTGGACAGTAGTGGAAAATAACGTTTCCCTATTCATCCAGCACATGATTCATAGAAAGAAACAGAAGTATCTAGTTCAGAAAGACCAAATGCTTTTCTTAAAAGACATTGGTGCATCTAGAAACGTCTACCAAGAATATGGTTGGAAGAACGTAGGTACAATCTTTAAGAATCACATGCTTAGTTATCTTATCGAATTCTTAAATGAAGAGCTAGATGTAGAAACTAAAACAGATGGTACGATAGTTAAAAAGGTATATGGTGTTGAACGTATACCTGATATTATGGCGATCAAAGAGATGGAAGCTTATAATGATGATATAAACGTTGACCGTTTAGTTTCATTAGCAGCTCTTATTACTTTTGCTAAAGTTCAACAAGCAAACAGAGGATTAAAGAAAAGAACTGAATATACTGACAGATCACATTTGCAAAAATCTTCTGATTTATATAAATTATCAGTAAGCCCTTTCCGTAATTTAGGAAAAAATAATAGGGGTGGACTAAACATGGGTAAACCTAGGAACCCCTTTAAAAACATAAAGTAAAGACATGAAGGTTTTAAATGCGTTACAACTTAAAGGTGGGGCGAAAGCGGAGTACAACCGTCTTGGTAGTATTACCCAACCTATTCAGTTTTTACCTAGAGGAGAGAAAGACGAGTCGTGGACAGCATGGAATCTAGACTGGTTAGAGTGGCAGGGTCTGAAACAGATTAGACGTAATGCTCGTCGGTTAATGAAAAACTACAAGTTAGCCGAAGGTGTTATTGATAAAACAGACTATCTTATTGAGGATGATAATGAGATGAGAGATCTTGTAGAAACTCTCATTAAAGAAGACGCTAGCGCATTAGAACTTAAGTTTTATCCTATTATTCCAAACGTAATCAGAGTTCTTACTTCTGAATTTGCAAAAAGGAATACTAAAGTAACCTATCACGGTGTTGACGAATTCTCTTATAACGAAATGTTAGAGGAGAAACGTAAACAGATTGAAGAAGTACTTTATTCTCAAGCTGAACAAAGAGTCATGATTGAACTCTTAAATATGGGATTAAATCAAGAAGATCCCGAAGTTCAGCAGATGATGGAAGAAAAGATGAAACCTGAAAACATCAAGTCTCTTCCTGAAATCCAAAACTTCTTTGATAAAGATTATAGGAGTATGTCCGAACAATGGGCTTCTCACCAACATAAGATTGACGTCGAAAGATTCTCAATGGATGAGTTGGAAGAACGTGGTTTCAGAGACATGCTCATTACAGATAGAGAGTTTTGGCACTTCCGAATGATGGAAGATGACTATGATGTAGAGCTGTGGAACCCAGTGACTACGTTCTACCATAAGTCACCAGAAACAAGATATGTATCTCAAGGTAACTACGTAGGTAGAATTGAGATGCTTACCGTAGCAGACGTTATTGATAAATACGGTTACATCATGACTCAGGAACAGCTTGAGTCTTTGGAAGCTATTTATCCTGTACGTTCTGCAGGTTATCCATTACAAGGGTATCAAAACGATGGTAGCTACTATGATGCTACTAAGTCTCACGATTGGAACGTCAATATGCCATCACTCGCATATAGACAGTTCACATCTATGTGGGACAACTCTATCGCTCCTGGTGGTGATATTATCAACTGGATCTTTGGTGAAGGTGAAGACTATGCTCCTATGGGTATGGCGTTCCTTATGAGGGTAACAACCTCTTATTGGAAATCACAAAGAAAGGTAGGTCACCTTACCAAGATTACAGAAGACGGCGAAGTAATCATCGATATTGTCGATGAGAATTATAAGATTACAGACAAACCTATTTATAACACCAATCTCATTAAGAATAAGAGCAAAGACAATTTGATCTTTGGTGAACACGTAGATTGGATTTGGATTAATGAAGTATGGGGTGGTATTAAGATTGGTCCTAACCACCCATCGTTCTGGGGTATGAATAACCCCGGGGGTATTAATCCAATGTACATCGGTATTGACAAGAATAAAATCGGTCCTCTTAAGTTTCAATTTAAGGGGGACAATTCTCTCTACGGTTGTAAACTTCCTGTAGAAGGATCTATCTTCAATGACCGTAATACTAGATCAATGTCTATGGTCGATTTGATGAAACCATTCCAAATCGGTTATAACATTGTAAATAATCAGATTGCTGATATTCTTGTCGACGAATTAGGAACTGTTATTCTGTTAGATCAGAATGCTCTTCCTAGACACTCTTTGGGAGAAGATTGGGGTAAGAACAATCTTGCTAAAGCATATGTAGCTATGAAGAACTTTCAGATGCTACCGCTTGATACCTCGATTACTAATACTGAGAATGCACTGAACTTTCAGCATTTTCAAACACTGAACCTTGAACAGACACAGCGTATGATGTCAAGGGTTCAGTTAGCTAATTACTTTAAACAACAAGCATTTGAAGTAATCGGTATCACACCTCAAAGACTAGGTCAGCAGATTGGTCAAACAGATACAGCTAAAGGTGTCGAACAAGCTGTTACAGGATCGTTTGCTCAAACAGAGACATTCTTTATCCAACACTCTGATTACCTAATGCCTAGGGTACATCAGATGCGTACAGACTTAGCGCAATATTACCATTCAACAAAACCATCACTCCGCCTACAATACATGTTAGGTACCGGTGAAAAGGTTAATTTCCAAATGAACGGTACCGATCTCTTACTGAGAGATTTAAACGTATTCTGTACTACCAAAGCAAATCATCGTTCTCTTGTAGAACAAATGAAACAAATGATTGTAGGAAATAACACTACTGGTGCTACAATCTATGATCTCGGAAACATCATGCAGTCTGAAACTCTTGCTGAGATGAATCACATCCTGAAAGAGACAGAACGTAAGACAAGAGATGCTCAAGCTCAACAGCAGCAGCATGAAGAGAAGATGAAGCAGATGGAGATGGAACAACGTACAGCTGAAAGAAAAATGATGCTTGATCATCAATCTATGGAAGCTGAAAAGAATCGTCGTAAAGATCTTCTTGTTGCTGAAATTAAAGCATCTGGTTTTGGGTCTATGCAGGACATTAACCAGAATCTCCAAAGTGATTTCATGGATAACATGGACCGTATCAGAAAGTCTGAAGAATTCCGTGAAACTATGAATATGGAATCTAGTAAGGAAAATACTAAGGCTACCATTGCTAGAGAGAAAAATCAGATTGCTCGTGAGAAAACACAAGCTCAAATAGCAATGAAACAAACCGATCTTCAGATAGCTAGAGAGAATAAAAATCAATTTGATTTAAAAACAGCTAGTAAAAAGAAGAATGAAAAAGATTGATAGTGTTATAATGTATAGTTTTTTGATTTGAAAATAATGCACTTTATCATCTATAAAGTTTATTTTCTTTTCTTTGATTAAGATTTTGTCAGTTATAAAACCAACATTTATTTATTATGGAAGTACAAGAAAATACACAGGTAGAACAACTAGATATTGATATCGATTCTATGCTCGGTATCAGTGCGGACAATGTTATGCTCCCCGCTGATAAAGAAACCAAGCCTAGTGTCTTTTCAAGAAGTGGAAATCCTGATGTTTCTTTCCTTGATAGAAAAAGTGAACAAGAGGATGATGAACCCGAAGAGGAAGAAAAAAAGGAAATTGAGAAAGTTCTAGCTATTGACGATACTCAAGTTTCCGAAAAGAAACCTCGCTACAACAAAGACGGAGTTCTTCAACTAACAAACAAGCTGATTGAGAAAAAGCTTCTTATTCCTTTTGATGATGAGAAACCTCTCGAGGACTATTCTCTTCAAGACTTTGAGGAATTGTTAGAAGCTAATTTCAATGAGCGTGAAAGAAAAGCTCGTGAACAGGTTCCTGCTGAATTTTTTGAAGCATTACCTGAGGAGCTTCAGTATGCTGCTCAATACGTAGCTAACGGTGGTACAGATCTTAAAGCATTGTTTAGGACATTGGCGAGTGTAGAAGAAGTTCGCTCAATGAGTCCTGATGATGACAATGATGCTAGGACTATCGTTCGTTCTTATCTTCAAGCAACTAGATTTGGTAGCGCTGAGGAAATTGAAGAAGAGATCAACTCTTGGGATGACCTTGGTAAACTGAACGAAAAAGCTAAGAAGTTCAAACCAAAACTTGACGCTATGACTGAACAACAAATTCAGTATCAGCTTCAAGAACAAGAAGAACGTCGTAAAATGCAGGAACAACAAGCTCAAATGTACATGGACAATGTATATAGAACGCTTGAACCTGGTGAGCTCAATGGTTTGAAACTTGATAGAAAGACTCAGAACATGTTGTTCTCAGGTCTTGTTCAACCCGCATATCCCTCTATTTCTGGGAGACCTACAAACCTACTCGGTCACTTGTTGGAGAAACACCAATACGTAGAACCAAACCATTCCCTTATTGCGGAAGCTTTGTGGTTACTCGCAGATCCAGATGGATATAAAGCTAAAGTTCGTGAGAATACTAAGAAAGAAGTTGTTAAAGAGACTGTTCGTCAATTGAAGTCTGAAGAGTCCCGTAAAACATCTTCTTCCTATGCACAAGAGGAGGAGTCGTACCAACAACCTCAGCGTCAAACTATTGCTAGACCAAGTAAAAACTTTTTCAAAAGATAAATTATTTAATATTTTCAAATGGCAACACCAGTTTTAAACAATGGTATTTTTCTACGTGATACGAACTACCAAGCTAGTTCTCACGTAGATTCTTACCACCTGGTAAACATGCTGAAAGATGCGGAGCCTATGGACATGGGTCCAGTCGATATTTGGGCGATGGCTCAGAAAGTCGAAATGCCGCTTTATCAGTTGTCTTCCTTTGGTGGTAAGAATGTGATTATGGTTGACAATGCTCGGGGTGAGTACAAGTGGCAGACCCCAGTAAGTCAAGACCTTCCTTACATTCTTGAAGACATCGAACCTGAGAACGAAACCAAAGGTATCGACGGTACGACTTTCAGAATTAAGATTAACAAACGCGAATTTGGACATGGTGACATCATCACCTATGACAAATACAACGGCGTTGAAATGTACATCACGGACGATGACATCCTTCCTCTCGGGGATGGTTTCTTGTACACCGTTCGTTTGGTGAACAACGATAACTATAAATTCTTGGAGAACAAGTACCTTGCTCCTCAAACGAAGATCTTCCGTAAAGGATCTGCTCGTGGTGAGTACGGTGAGCGTTTCTCCGATATTCAAACTCGTTCGGGCTTCCGCGAATTCTATAACTTCGTGGGTGGTGCTGAAGCTCACGTTCACTACTCCATCAGCTCCCGTGCGGACATGATGATCAAGGGTGGAATGAACGCTGACGGTACCGTTCCTGTTACTGAAATTTGGCGGAACTTCGATAAGAGTCTTGATCCTGCGTTGACCAAGATCGAGGATATCGCTTCCAAAATGGGTAAAGACTACCTGAAGCGCGCAGTAGGTAATGGTACCTTGACCCGCACCTTCCTTACTACGATGGAAGCAGCTCACTTGACCAAGATTGCTACGGACATCGAAACCTACTTGATGTGGGGACATGGTGGTCGCGTTAAGCAAGACGGTCCAGATGATATCCGTCTGTCTGTAGGTCTTTGGAAGCAGCTCGACAACTCCTTCAAGCGTGTTTACAACAAGTCGAACTTCTCCTTGGAGTTGTTCCGTGCTGAGTTGTACAACTTCTACGCTGGTCGTGTCGAGTTCCAAGGTCCAGATCCTAAGCGCCAACTCATCGTCCAAACGGGTATGGGTGGTATGCGTATGGTCAACGAAGCGATCAAGCGTGAAGCAGTGAACTCCGGTCTTGTTATTCAGGCAGCAGATAACAATGGTATCGGCGCAATCACGGGTAAAGGTATGGACTTGAACTTTGGGTTCGCGTTCACCAGCTACGTGATTCCGTTTCTTGCTAACGTGAAGTTCGTCTTGAACCCAGCATTCGATAACATTTACACAAATGACATCGAAAACCCGATCATTGATGGACATCCGCTTAGCTCCTATAGCTTTATCATTTTCGACATCACCGACACTGGAAACGACAACATCTTCATGTTGAAGCTTTCGTGGGACAATCAATTGAAGTGGTGGTATCAGAATGGTACTATGGACTACATGGGCCGTACCCAAGGATTCCAGTCTTCTGGTCAGTTCAACGGTTACCGTGTCATGATGACCCAAACGATGCCTGCGATTTGGGTAAAAGACCCTACCAAAGTGTTGAAGATTGTCATGCGCAATCCGATCACCGGCGGTAGTTTCTAATATTCACGCGAACGAGAGGGGAGTTTTCTCCCCTCTCAATCTTTTTTTGTCAGTTAAATACCAACTATATAATTATTATGGCAAGAGGAATTTCTATTGTACAAGTCCCTTACGAAGGTGCAAAAAGCACTAGTGTGACAATTCGTCCCTATTTTGACCCAGAAGCTAGTAACCTAGGTTTGGAGAGATATGGGATGGCTCTTTATGATGGTGTGTTTCATGAAGAACAGTTAGCATGTATCGAAAGAAACGGTATCAGCAGATACATTACTGGTCTTAATGAGTTTGCACCTGAAGTAAAAAACATTGCTAACAAGGAAGAAAGAGAAGCTAAGATTAAAGAAATCAGAAAAGTTGTTTCTCAATTGGAGAAAGAACTTTGTGCTAACATTGTTGATCCTGATGATCCTGAGTTTTGGAATAAGCTAAAACTTCTTCGTCCTGATAACAATGAATTCTGGGATAGAATTACACTCCGTTGTGGGAATGATCAAGTTATTCTTGATCCAGCTAAAGACCCTTATGATTTAATTAAACTCTATGCAATCGAAGCAGGTGGATTCTCAATGGTCGCCCCAAGTCTTGAGACAGCTAAATCTAAAGCTGTACCTCCTAAGTTCTTTTTGGACAAAGCCGTTGACACAATTGCTACGAAAACTGAGCTTAAGAAACTCAAAAACAAAGCACTCTCAGAGCTCGATTCGTTGTTCAATAAAAACCCCAACAAGTTGCTTTACATTGCGAAAGTACTTGACGGGAACAGCGCGTCGTACAAAAAATCCACACCGAACGATTTGATCTATGATAACATGGACAGATATATTAACGGTGATGGTATTGAAACTAATCTTCATAGAGCAGCTAAATCCTTTATTGATGCAGCGGATCTTGATATGGAAACATTGAAACTCCGCGCATTGGTGAAAGACGCTACGTTCTATAAGTATATCACGGCTCGTTCTGATGGATTCATTTATGAAGTCAGCGAATCAATCCAAATGGGTAGAAACCCAAGCGATTGTGTTGAGTTCTTGAAAAATCCTTTGAATGACCAAGTTCTTCTCAAGCTTCAAAAGAAGGTTGAGTATCATTGGAAACAATAACTTATATCGATATGTCAAGTCATATGAAAAACAAAAACCAATACCCTACGGTGGTAACTAATCCTACCAAGTATCGTGGTGGTATGAATGCTCCTGTAACTGTGGAGACTAATCCTACTCGTTACACGGGTGGTTTGAATAAAGCTGCTTGTGATGTTCCTACTGGTAAACTCAAAAAGTAAGAACTCATGAAAAAGATGTCATCTAAAAAAACTATGTCGAGCAAGCCCACTTATAAAGTGGGCGGCTCTACAAAGTCTGTATCTGATATGCAGCAGAGAGGTAAAGAGTCTATTACGAAAGGTACTGGTAAGTTTACTACTGGTGTTCAAATGTATGGACCGGGTTACAAGGGAAATCCTAATGCTCCTAAACCTTTTGTTGGTGCAGCTCCCGCTAAGAAAAAAGGTGGTGCTGTTAAATCAAAGAAAAAGTAATGGGAAAGGTTAGAGTATCAGCAGGTGGTGAAAAACACGTTGTCTATAAAAAGACGAGTAAACGTGGTAAAGGAGAACCTGGTGATATTATGGTAAACCATCCTACTAAAGACAAAGGTAAGTGGGATACCATTAATCTAACTAAGATCGGTAAAGCTAAGACAGTTGCTCAAGGTGTAGCCGCTACTAAAAAATGGCATAAGGATAACCCCGATTACAAGTATAAAA